TGAGCGTCCTAGTCAATGGAACTCAGGATATTAACGGAGCAGTTGGAGATATTGGCGCACAATCAGTAACTTGGAACTGTAACTCAACAGTTGTAGTTGCAACAACAGGCACATTCTAAAAACAAACTAAGGGGCAAAAATGGCAAAGTTAAAAGTAACAAGGGCAGATGGAACAGTTGGGGAATACTCAATTACTCCATTGGTGCAATACGGTTTTGAGATTTACGCTAAGAAGGGTTTTCACAAAGCGTTTATTGAGGACCAAAAGCAAAGCGATATCTTTTGGCTTGCTTGGGAATGTATTCGCAGGTCTGGTGAAACCGTACCGATGTTTGGGGAAAAGTTCATTGAAACTTTGATTGACGTTGAAGTTCTTGATGACGATTCCCCGAACTAGGGCGCGATTCCGTCACCTACCTTATCGCTAAACTAAGCGTAAGGCTAGGAGTCGCGCCACAACATTTGTTAGAAATAGATGAAGTAATGCTAAAGAATCTAATAAAGGTTCTTCAGGACGAAGCGAAGGAGATGAGAGATGCCAACAGAAGTCGTGGGCGCTCTCGCTCTTCGTAAAGCCTTAAAACAATATGCGCCTGATTTAGCAACTGAATTGCGTAAAGAAGTTGCTGCTGCTTTAAAACCAGTTGTATCACGCGCACGCGGTTTTGTACCTAGTGACTCAGACATTATGAGCGGATGGCAACGTCGTTCATTCTCTGAAGCAAAGTTTCCTATGTATGATTCAAACATCATACGCAAAGGCATTAGTTACAAAACCAGTCCTAGCCGCGCTAATAATCGTGGCTTTACCTCATTAGCAGCAATTGAAAACAAATCTGCATTAGGTGCGATTATTGAAACCGCAGGACGTAAGAATCCAGGCGGTCAGCCTTGGGTTGGACCAGGTAAGAATGTTACACAAAAGCGCTACTCACACTCTGTTAATCCAAGAGCAGGCGAACAGTTCATTAAGAACCTTGGTCCAATTTACGGCGAGAAGAAAACATCTGGCATTGGTGATAAACGTGGTCGTTTAATTTACCGTGCTTGGGATGAAACAAACGGAAAAGTTCTTACTGCTTACTTTAAAGCCGTTCAAAACGTTACCGATAAGTTTAATAAACGCACTTCAATTGTAGATATAAAGAGAGCAGCATAATGGACGTTTCCAAGATAGCCATTCAAATCGCCTCAGAGTTCACAGGCTCTAAGGCGTTTAAGCAGGCTGAAACATCTGCTCAAAAACTAGAACGTACAGTTAAAAACCTTGGCAGAACTTTAGGCGTCACTTTATCATTAGCCGCAGTTGTTAATTTTGGTAAGGCTTCAGTGCGTGCATTTATGGATGCTGAACGTGAGGCTGCTGTCCTTGCCAACACAATGAAGAATTTAGGACTAGGTTTTCAAACTGGTCAAGTTTCAGCATATATAGATAACCTTGGAAAACTTTATGGAATAACTGGTGAAGAAGGCGTACCTGCAATGCAGGCGCTATTGAGCGCAACACGTTCAGTAACAAAGTCACAACAATTGATGAATACTGCAATGAACATTGCAGCAGCCAATAACATTAGTGTTTCTGAAGCCGCTAAGGGTTTAAGCCAGGCATACCTTGGTAATCGCAAGGCTCTTAACCAATACAACACAGGCCTTACAAAAGCAGAGTTACAACTAAAGTCTTTTGAAGATTTACAAAAGTTACTAGACACTCGCCTTGCTGGTGCTGCAACTGAGGCTGCGGCTACTTACTCTGGTCAACTAGCAATACTTAAAGAAAACGCAGACCAAGCCAAGGAAGCAATTGGTAAAGGATTAGTAGATAGTTTCATTCTTTTAGCAGGAGATAACAGTTTAGAGGTTGCCACTGCTAACATGAAGAAGTTTGGTGACCAAATTGCTTACGCTTTACTTGGAGCAGCAGACCTACTTAAAAAAATCCAAGGTATAGGTAAGGAAAGCGAACAAGGTTTTGTAGGACCAGATGGTAGAAGATACACACGCCGCCCATCGGGCTTAGAGGAATTGGCAAGTAGAGGCGAACGTGTAGCATTTCAAAATAGACCAATGGGAGCGCCTGGCGCTATTTCTGGCAAGTTCCCTACTGGCGCTGCTTATTTTGCCGCACAAAAGAAGGCTGACGATGAAGCATTAAAAGTTCAAAGAAAAATGGAAGCAATTGAAAAGAAGCGCTTAGATACTGCAAAGAAACTTGCTGCTGAAAAGGCCAAGAAACTTGCGCTAGATAAACTTTCAAACTTCCTAAATAAAGCAGAACAGTTATTCGACATGGACCGTATTCAGTTAGCGGCTGCTGCCATGAATAAGCAGACTGAAGAAGATAAAGTCCGTATTAAGTTAAAGCAGGAAATCCTTGATTTAGAAGAAGCAATTAATGATGGAAACATTACTGCTGCAAATCGTTTGGTTGTTTCAATTAGCCAAAACGCAAAGTTGTTAGGTCAACTGCGCGGTGACATGATTAACCTTGGTAATGTGCCTAATCCATTTGAAGAATGGCTAAGTACCTTGCAAAAACTATTGGGAGAATTAGGCAAAATTCGTACTTTTAGTTTGGACGAAATGCGTGCAACCATTAGTTCTATGTACTCAAAAATTGCTCCACAGGTTCAACAATTGCAAGCACTAACTCTTGGCCCAAATACACCTATTGAAACACAAAGAGAAATAATTGGTGAAAGACTAAGATTAGCAATGCCTGATATTACAGCGCTGCAAAATTCAATTGGGTTTAATAACGCATCTATGAACACCGCAAGCAATGGTTCATCAACCTATGTAACAGTCAATGTTCAGGGCTCAATTAGTACAGAACGAGATATTGTTACAGCAATTACTCAAGGCATTTACAATAACCAGGCTTCTGGCACACCAATTAATTATTCGACGGTGTACTAATGGCATTACCTGCAACGCCTATTGTTAAAATTAACCTGACCCAAGGGGCATCATTTGGTACTGTAATGGTCCTTGGCACAGGTCAATTGGGCTTTGCAGAACTTGGCACAGTCGTTCCAAACATTGTTGATGTATCTGCCTCTGTTCTTAAAATTAATACACGCAGAGAGCGTAACTTGCTTCAGGATAAATACATCTCTGCAACTGCCGTTGTGCGCGTTAATGACCCAACAGGGAACTGGAATCCCCAGAACACATCGTCAATTTTTTATCCTGATGTGCAACCTCTACGCAAAATTCAGATTCAAGCAGATTACAATGGCACTTTGTATTCTATGTTTTCTGGTTACATCACAGAATATAAGTACACATACCCGACATCACAGGAAACGGGATTTGTTGACTTTATTTGCTATGACGCTTTCAGATTGTTCTTTAATTCAAACGTAACAACCGTCACTGGTGCTACTGCTGGCCAAGATACAGGTACACGCATTAACAAGATTCTTGACATGGTGTCATGGCCTAACTCTCAGCGCTCAATCCAGACAGGCAATACAACTTGCCAGGTTGACCCTGGTGGAACTCGCTCCGTACTTCAGGCTATTCAGACTGTTGAGTTCACAGAACAAGGCGCTTTCTATATTGACAAAGCAGGCAATGCTGAATTCAAGAATCGCCAATATGTCGTTGATGCTCAATCAGCCACCTCAACTAAATTTTCTAATGCCACTGGCTCAACCGATATTAACTATGCTGGTATTCAATTTGCCTTTGACGATAAGACTATTGTGAACTCAGCAACAGTTACACGCATAGGTGGCACAGCACAAACTTATTCAGATGCCACATCTATTGCCGCTTACTTCACTCACGCTATCACTGCTCCAGATATGCTTATGCAGACAGACGCTAACGCCTTGGCCCTTGCAACTGCCTATGTAACAACTCGCAAAGACACAACAATCCGAATTGACTCAATTACCCTTGACCTAGTTACCTTGGGTTATGGCGCAGGGGTTACAGCAGCACTTGACTTAGATTATTTTGACACTATGCAAATCACCAATGATGGGCAAGGCGGTTCAACCATTGTCAAGACTCTGCAATGCCAAGGAATTGCCCATGACATAACCCCAAACACATGGGTAACAGTTTTGACCACACAGGAGCCTTTACTCGATGTTATGTACTAGAATTGACCCTATGAAAGAGGTGTGCTAATGGCTGTCGGATTCCCAGCAAAGACTACTTACGCGAACGGAGATGTGTTCTCCGCTTCGGATATTAACGACACTAATGGCACGCTCAACCTTGCTACTGGCGCTCAATGGGCTGCTGGCAAAAATAAAATTATTAACGGTGACTTTGGCGTATGGCAACGCGGCACTTCATTCACTCCAACAAACGGTGGATTCACTTCTGATAGATGGCAGAATTATTTTGATGGGTCAGGTACCAGAACTTACAGCCAGCAAAGTTTTACTTTAGGAACTGCACCAGTAGCAGGTTATGAAAGTTCATTTTTCATAAGATTGAACCAAAGTGTTGCAGGTACAGGCGGAACATTTAATGAGTTCAATCAATCTATTGAAAATGTTAGAACTTTTGCAGGGCAAACTGTTACTCTTTCATTTTGGGCAAAAGCAGCAACAAGCACAACTTTGCCATCCATAGTCCTTAGACAGGCTTTTGGTTCTGGCGGAAGCCCATCAAGCCCAGTCAACACTACTGTTGCTTCAAGTATTTTACTCACAACAAATTGGACTAGATACTCATATACCGTCACGCTTCCATCAATAGCAGGTAAAACTCTTGGCAGTAATGCAAATACACATTACCTTCAACTAATTAACAATTTACCACTTAATTCTACTTTCACTGTTGACATTTGGGGTGTGCAACTAGAACAGGGGTCAACAGCCACAGCGTTTCAAACTGCAACAGGAACTATTCAGGGTGAATTGGCTGCTTGCCAGAGGTATTATTTTAGAAGTAATGCGGGCAGCGCTTATGCGCCTTTATCAGGAACAAAAGGCGCATTTTCAACAACATTGGCACAAATACCTGTTTATTTTCCTGTTCAAATGAGGGTAAAGCCAACATCCGTTGATTATGCAAACATTATTTTTTCCGATGGCGGTGGAGCGATAACTCCTTCAAGCGTTGTGTTGGGCGCTGTTTCGCCTTTGTTGGGCGCGGCAGATGGCACAGCAACAGGATTAACACAGTTCAGACCTTATACATTTGTAGATGCTGGTTCTTCAACTGGCTATATCGGATTTAGTGCGGAGTTTTAAAATGAACAACATATCTTTTATTAAAGTACCAGGAATTGATGGCGTAGAAGTAGAACACGCCATTATTGACAGAGGCAATGGGGAATTTACCTCAATGCTTAAATCAACTTATGATGAAATGCTTGCAAAGCAACATGAAGCCTCTACTCTGTAAGGCAGGGCAACAACTTCGTGAGCAGATTGATGATTCATTTCCTGACCGCGATAGAAAGTCCGATGGTTGGATAGGCGATGCCAAGCACTCCAATCGTAAGAGTGACCACAATCCCGATAAGGCTAACGGAATCGTCAGGGCTATTGATGTGGATAAGGACTTCGACTCACGCCCCAGCACAGGTGCTTATCTTGCCGACCAAATACGTGAATGTGCCAAGAAGGACCGCAGAATTTCCTACATCATTTACGCAGGAAAAATTGCCTCACGCAGAACATTTTTCCGTTGGGTCAAATATAAGGGAATCAATTCTCATCACGCTCATATCCATATTAGTTTTACTAAAGAAGGTGACCAGAACGGTCGCTGGTTTGACATCCCGATGCTAGGAGCAAATAAATGAACATGAAGAACCCTCTCGTACTAACTGCTGGTGCGTTCCTTTCTGCTTGGGCTGCAAGCAATTTTGACGTTGATTACCGTGCAATTCTATGGGCCGTGCTAGCAGGCGTATTTGGATATGCCACACCTAAAAAGTAATGTCAGCCCAGGATTGGGCGGCTGTTGTCGCTGTTGCGCTGACCGTTATTGGTTCATTTATTGGTGCTGTGAAATGGTTAGTAAAGCATTACCTAAACGAATTAAAACCAAATTCAGGAAGTAGCATGCGCGACCAAATTACTGCACTAGAAGCGCGTGTTGAAACGATTATTCGTATCCTAGAGAGGTAACAATTATCTCATGGCAAGGAAAGCAACTCAGAAGTTAGTGGATGAAGGCTATTCCAAACTAGACGCGTGGGCTATTGGTGTGCATGAAATGTACCGTGCATTACGCCGCGCAGGCTTCCCAGTTGATTTGGCACTTGCCATTATTGTTGAGAAGAACGCATATCCTGAATGGATACTGCCTAACCCAATCAACCCAAATATCCCATTGCCAGACTGGTATGACGATGAGGATGAATGAAGCGAACTATCGTATGGCCCGACCTGCAATGTCCTTACGAGGATGCACATGTTGTACGCAATTTTGAATTATTTGCAAAAGCGTTTAAGCACGACTCTGTCGTTACTATCGGAGATGAAATAGATTTACCACAAATCAGTCGTTGGAGTGAGTCCACGCCTGGATGGTACGAACAAACATTAGCCTCTGACCGTGACCATACGGTTGACGTGTTATGGCGATTGACTCAGTACGCCAAGGAAGCCCATACCATTAGGTCAAACCACACTGACCGCCTTTACAACGTCATCATGAAAAAGATCT